ACCAAGTTATACGAAAAGTTCGTTGAGAAGTACGGTGGAGATAAACCAGCTACAGATCTTTTGTCCCTCAAGATTGAGCAGACAGTTAAGATGGAGCGTTGGCTGATAAGAAAAAGAAAAGAACAACTCGAGGACAAAACAGTTGTCAGCGTTCACATTAAGGAGTATCTGTTCCCATATCTCAACGAGTATTGTATACATCGCAAAATGACAAAGAAAGAAATGGTCGCTAAACTAATTAAGAAATTATGCAAATGAAAGCAGTAGGTTACATTCGTGTATCGACAGATATGCAAGCTGACAAGGGCACTTCTTTGGATAATCAGATAGCTCGAATCAAAGAGTATGCCCGGGACAAAGGTTATGAGCTCGAGCACATCTACGAGGATGCCGGTTATTCAGGTCGCAATACTAAACGACCAGGCTTCCAAAGTATGTTTACCCGGCTGAGGCAGGGTGGCATCAATGCTGTAATAGTATGGCACAGCACACGCTTTGCTCGTAACTTGAAAGATAATATAATCCACATGGCTGAACTTGAGCATCGTAAGATCAAGTTCTATTCCATCGAGGAACCTATGCTATCCGGATCATCAGGCAAAGCTATGCGTAATCTTATGGCTGTATTTGCCGAATATCAATCTGATGTTACCGGTGAGCACACCCGGAGTGTAAAAGCGAATCTCAAAAAGAATTACAAAGTGTATTGTCCTTATCCTCCTATTGGGTACAAGAATCAAGATGGTGTTCTGAGCCCCGACCCCGAGGGTATGGCTGTCGTAGATGATGTGATGCAAATGCATCGCCAGGGCGTACCGCTGTATCGCATTGCCAAAACACTGAACGATAAGGGAATCAAGGGAAGTAAAGGAGGTGTGTTCTATGCCTCAACAGTTAAAAAAATAATCAACAACAAAATTTATGCTACAGATAGAAACTAAACAACAGAGAAAAATTAAAGAACAAATACTCGAAGCCATGGAGGAGGTATTAGGTGTGCCTCGTGAATTGTGGGAGTACAGGAGAACCAGACGGAATGATGAAGTTACCATTAGGCATATCTACGGTTACTTCCTGCGGACCAAAGCTGAAATGACATTGCAAAGCATTGCAAATCAGATGGGCCACCGCAATCACACAACCATTATTAACACCATGAAAATCGTGGAGAATTGGTTGAGTATGCCAACAATGTACAAAAAAGAATGTCAAATAATTAAAGCAATCGAAAAAGAATATGGAGAAAAATATCCGGACTGTGTTAGTTCACTTGTTGAACAAGGTGGATCCGCATTGGAGGTCTAACGAAGATTTAGTCAAGGCATTGACAAATAAATCTTTTGATCTGCCTACCCTCCAGGAGGTGGAGGATTATCTTCGGTCTCAGAAGGTGCGTGACCCTAAAGAAAATGCTGAACGATTCTTTAATTTCTATGAGTCCAAAGGTTGGATGATTGGTAAGAATAAGATGAAGAATTGGAAGGCAGCAATTAAAACGTGGAAGTTTGAAAAAGAAAATCAAGGTTTAATAGTATGAAAATCCAAATAGATTCCGAGCTCAACTACAAAGTTGTTAAGAAAAACTGGCCTAAGACCATTGCAATCATCTTCATTGTTTTGGGTCTCATAGTAATTAATTTGCACCTGCTGTTTGACAATCCTCAAGCACAAGTTATCTATCGCTACATCCACCCCACACATACCGGTGATGTACCGCTAACCCGGGACAGCATTACCAAATGTTTGGTAGAAAACGGGTGTGTGTTAGCGAATGTAGCTGTCGCCCAGGCACAAATAGAATCCGGCTTAGGTAAAAGCAATGTAGGTAGAAGAGCTAAGAATCTATTTGGTATTACATACCACAACTGCAAATATGTGACTGGCAAGTATGGTCCCTACGCTACCTATAATTCGTATCGGGATAATATAAAATGCTACATTCACATACAAGATCACTACCTCCGGGCAATCGATGGCAGATATGCCGAAGCACCGGACTACATTCAAACAATTAAAAAATTAAAATGACACCAAAACAAAAAGCAGCAGATATAGTTGAAGAATATCAAAGGAATATTGAAGGAATACATAAAACCAATGCTCAAATATGTACTTTAATAGCAATAGACATTACGTTAGATTTTATGGATAAGTTTGATCTCGATCTTGATATGGAACATCAATATAATTGGTATAAGCAAGTTAAGCAAGAAATCGAAAACTTATGATGTTCCTAACGACTGCATTTCTTTCCATTCCGCTTTGGTTAATAGCGTTGGAATTAAAAGACATAAGCAAAATATTAAAAGATATAAGCAAAATATTAAAAAATGAAAGCAAATGAATTAAGAATTGGAAATTGGTATGACCATAATGGAGAACCAAGACAAGTTACTCCCAATACTATTGAAGAAGTTTGGGTTGTCGAAAGAAGTTGGTGTAAACCAATTACACTAAAAGAAGAATGGTTTTTAAATTTTGGGTTTGAGAAAGTTATGTCTTGGACTTATGGAATACACATTCATGGTAATTTACCATTAGTTTGCTATTTAGGAGAAAAAGGATGGAGTATTGGATTTAAAAGTTATTCAGATTTTCCAAATCTTAATTACGTTCACCAATTACAAAATCTATACTTTGCACTGAGCGGTAAAGAATTAACTATTAAAGAAATAAATGAATCATGAAAGGAAAATTAAATAAAACAGAAGAAGGATGGGTAGTTGTGTACGACCAAAGAACACTTCAAGACCCAGCTGCTGAAGACGGTGTAATTAAATTACATCCTGCTGATGCAAAAACGTGCGATAATTATGGAGACTACTCAGTTGATTGGATTGGAAAAGAAGTAGAGTTTGTAATAGAAAACTATAATTATGGGGGAACATACGCTAAAATAACTGAACAAATGATAGATAAAGACCTTGTTAATCTCAAAAAGAATTTAGAAAGACTTGACTATTGGAAGCTTGGATACAATACAGCAAAGCAAAATCTATACACTCCAGAAGAAATGATTGAATGGACAATGGCTATGATTGCTCAGTACGCTATTGGAAATACTAACATTTGGAATAGAGAATTACTAAAAGAAAGTTTACCTAAAAATAAAAATCATGATAACAATCAAAGACGGTAAGTTTTACCAAGACGGAAAAGAAGTTAAGCCGGAGTTTGGAAACTGGCAACAGATTCGTGCTCTTCAGGCTGCCCTCAGAGAAAGTAATTTGGAATCCTGCTCTGGAACCGTTGTTTCAGAAGAGGTAAGCCAATACTATCCAATCATTGTATTCAAGTGCCCATTGTGCAATACACAAAACAGACAGCACTTTGAAGATGATGTTGATGAATATCACATAGACAACTCTGATGTGGATGGATACGAAGTAAGCTGTACACAATGTAATACAGACTTTACTGTCAAGGCAAAAAAAGATTCACCACGTAATAAAATCACTTTGCTATACGATAAACCAGAAGAAGAATAATAAAACTAAAATGAAAAACATAATTAAAACAGACAACTATCTTCTTATTGTAAGTGATGAGGAGATTAAAGAAGGAGATTGGGTGGTTAATACTGCAAATAATTACATATCATTTTCAGCTGAAGAAGCTAAAGATTTGAATAGATTTACTCATGTAAAAAAAATCATAGCCCACCTACCACTCAACGGAGAAGGTACTCTTTGGGGTGTGGACTTATTGCCACCACTTGAAGATGAAGCTATAGGTCAGCCTTTGGTTGATTACGTAAATTCAAAACATACGCAAGAGGAATGTATTGGCTTTATAGATGGCTACAACAAAGCCAAAGAGAAGTACAAGTACACAGAGGAAGATATGAGGAAGGCTTGGAATACGGCATATATTGATGCTATGTCAATAGATGAAGAAACCTATAAACCTTTATTCTTTGAAGATTTTATCCAATCTCTATCACAACCAAAGATGCCTATTGGGTTTGAAAGAGAATTAGTTAATATAATGGGTAAAGGAGAGCCTATTACTGAACGTAACTCACAAGGACATATACAATGGGTAGGAACTTACATTTTTAATTAAACAGAATATGATAATAATACTAATAGTAATTTTAATGGTGGCAATAATTCTCATATACATTCTTGACGAGGAAAGAGATCATGCACCTCTGATAAGCTTTGCTTTAATAGGTCTTGTTGTCATGGGAGCAATCTTCGGCAGTGAAATTTCAAAATCAAGCAAGAAGAAAATCACACCAAAAATCAAAGTAGAATGCGAAGACAACAAGTGCGACACAACTTACATTTATTAATATGATACAAGTATTAGACAGACTGACAGAAAGCATTCAAGAACACAACCCAAGGGCTATGCAGATTGCAGAGCCCGAGACCAAGATTGACTACAACGAGTTCAACGCAAACATCAGACACCAATTAAAACAATTATATGACATTACGAGAAGTATTGAGGCTCAAGTTGCGGAAAGTAACCGTGCCCTCAGATCAAACCGGAGATGATAAGTTATATCATTTCTTCGAAGATGAGTTCAATGGGATTCCAGTGTTAGCCCAGGAAGATGAACGTGGCGAGTGGTATGTATCAGTGTTTGACTACAATTGTAGGTTCTATACCTACCGGTCTGCCAAACAGTTGATAGATTTAATTTCCTGTAAAGGTGTGAACTTTGAACAATATTAATTACATTTGCAACCCTTAATTTAAAACATATGACAGAAAAAGAAAAAATCGGAGCTATGATGAGCGCACTCGCTCTACAGCAAATCAATGTCAACGAAATCGTTGCCGAGGTAATTATCCTCACCTATGAAAAGATTAACGAGATTGGCGGAGAGTTTTCTCTCAATCACATTCGTGAAATCCAAATGGGTGTAATGGAGAAGTATAATGCCAACGTACAGCAACCGGAACAATGAAACGATGAGCTTTGATGAGCTGAGTCCCAACCTAATCAAATTGGTTGGGACTTGGACTCATTACCAATCTCAAAGTCAATTTGGATGGCCTAGCAATCAATTCACTTTCATTGAGTTTCCGGGTGGGCCTCAGATAATGAAGGGAATGGACTTAGGTACTTTAGTACCAGAGCTAAAAGGACGGATAGTTAAATACATCACAGTAGAAAGAGAAGTACTCATTCATCTATTTAAAACCAGAATGTACCCGGAGTGGGTAGAAGACCAGGAAATATGGTATGTAGATGAAAAAGAGTTTGTCTCTAAAAGAGATGCAGTAGAAGAATTTTATAAACAATTGAAATATGAGCAAAGCTAAACTAACATTTACCCTGCCGGAAGAGCAGGAAGAATTTGAAACCGCAGCCAATGGGTGGAAGTACAAAATATTAGTAGGAGAAATTAAGGAGAAGATTAGAAGAAGAATTAAAGACGAAGAATATAGCGAAGAAGTATTTGTCGTATTAAACGAATTACAGGAATTCATAATAACCACTTGCATTGATGAAGGATTAGAAACATGAACGCAGATAGACTGATTAAATTAGGAATTGATTTACGCAACCGGTGGTCCGGCAATGTAAAGACAACCTGCCCTAAATGTGCTAATTCCAGGAAGAAAAGTAAAGATCCTTCCTTATCTGTGAATATAGATGAAGGGGTTTGGAACTGTCACCACTGCCAATGGTCCGGTTCTGTTAATCAGTATGTGAGGCCCGAGCCCAAGCCTGCGGTCAGCTCACAGAATATATTCGATTGGTTCTCGTTACGTGGTATAAAGAAAGAAACGGTTGAGCACTTCGGTGTTTCTCAGGCTGTGGAGTGGATGCCTCAGACTCAGAAAGAACACCCGGTGATTTGCTTCAATTACTTTATGGATGGCGAACTGATAAACATTAAGTTCAAAACCAGAGAGAAGCATTTCAAGATGGTCAAAGATGCTCGCAAGATACCTTACAATATCGATTCTGTTAAGGATAAAGATTATGTAATTATCTGTGAGGGAGAAGAAGAAACTATGGTGTGGCATCAGTCCGGATTGGCTGCTATTTCTGTTCCCAATGGAGCTAGCAAGAACAATAATAATTTGGATTGGCTAGACTCAGTGTACGAGCTGTTAGAAAATAAAACGATTTATCTAGCAACCGATAATGATGAGCCTGGCAGAAAGTTGAGCGAAGATATAGCTCGCAGGTTTTCGGCCTCAGATGTACGGATAGTTGAATTCCCGGTATCTCAAAAGGATGCTAACGATTGTTTAAAAGCATATGGTCAAGACTTCGTTACCCGTTTATTTGATGATGCCAAGCCACTGCCGGTATCAGAGATCTCCAATGCCATGGACTATCTCTCTACCATTCAGTCCTACCACAAAGATGGTTATCCTATTGGTAGTCACGTTGATATGGCTGAGACCGATGCCCATATCTCATGGAACCGTGGCGAATTAGTTGTAGTTACGGGCATTCCAGGATCAGGAAAGTCGACATGGCTCGACTATATGTTCATCCGATTGGCCCATCTCAAGGGTTGGAAGTTTGGAGTATTCAGTCCGGAGAACGTAGCACCGCTCAAAATCACTCGCATGACTGAGCAGCTATTGGGCAAGGAGCTGAAGCAGATGAATGACAGGGAGATTGAGGTTGGCACCAAGGTTATCTCGAACTCGTTTTGGTTTTACAATGTAGAAACCCTTGAGGATTACTCCATTAACAACCTGCTGAGGATTGCAGAAACACTGATTAAACGCAATGGTATTGATTGTCTGTGCCTCGATCCTTTCAACTATATCGAACAGGAAGCCGGAGAGGAAAGCAGCAACGAGAAGATAGGCAACTTGCTACGCAAGTTAAAACAATTCGCAGTTAAAAATAATGTGAACGTGACTCTAGTAGCACACCCCCGGAAGATGGATAAGAGCAATGGTCAGTACAATGTACCTCGCCTGTACGATATCTCCGGTTCTCACCACTTCTTCAACGTACCGGATGTCGGCATAGCTGTACACCGCACGTTCGACAATGGTGTTAAAGATCCGGTAGAGGTCCACATTCAAAAAATCAAGTGGCACTTCCGGGGCAAATTAGGTAAGGTTGAATACGATTTCAATCGTGCTACAGGACAATACAGTGAAGATGGTAAATTTTATAATCTATTAAACAATGCTAGTAATAAACATACTGAGGTCGATATGTTCCCAGCTGAGCAAGCGTGGGCTCGAGGTCAAGGAATTCAATCTACCTCCGCCTTTGAAACAGAAATACAAACCGGAATCTTTTAGATATAACGATAAGCCCATACCGGTAGTATCGCAGGGTTGGGTGTTTGAAGGAAAAAGATGGTACAGGGAGTTCTATACTTCCGAAGGAATAATAAGAGTACAAGACATAGTGTATAAATTATGATAGTAGTATACGACATAGAGACATTCTCAAATTGCTTTACCTATATGGATTACAATCCTGAGACCCAAGAGGAAAATATGTTCGTGATTTGGGATAAGCAGAACGATACTGAGAAATTGGTAGCGTATCTAGAGAAATTAAGAAAAGATAAATACGGCATGGTGGGCTTTAACAATATCCACTTTGACTGGCCTGTACTGCATTATATATGGAATAGCGATAGGATAACTGCTGAGAAGATTTATAATCGGGCTCAGAGCATAATCAGCGAGGAAAAAAAGCAATACGTAGAAGAATTGATTCCTCAGCTCGATTTATTTCTGCTTAACCACTATGACAACAAAGCCAGGCGTACCTCACTCAAAGCATTAGAAGTTTCTTGCGGTTGGGATAACGTAATGGATATGCCTATGCACCATACCGAAACAATCGATGAGCATAAACTGAGTAGACTGATTGAGTATAACCGTAACGATGTCCGCTTTACTGCTAAGTTTTATGAGATGTGCAAGGAGAAAATAGATCTCCGCAAACAGATTGGTAAGAAGTACAAACTCAAGGTCATAAATAAAAGTGATGTAGTTATCGGTGAGAACATATTTTTGAAGTATCTATCTGAGGCCATGGGCACTAGCATCCGGGATCTATCTCAGATCCGGGGTAAGAGAGCTGATGTACCACTGAAAGATATCATCTTTCCGTATGTCAAGTTCCGAGACCCAAAGCTAAAGTATCTGTTGGGCTTGATGAGACAGACCACTAGCTCTAGCAATTACCTACAGAATTTTGTTGAGGGTATTGTAACTTCTATGTCCACCAATGATTTGGCAGAAAAATTCGAGGCCAACAATATTGCTGTTCGCAAGTTAGCTCAGGTTAAGAAAAGTTTCTCGTTCACCATCAACTATGCCGGTCTCCATTTGGATTACGGTGTAGGCGGTATACACGGCTGTGTTACTCCTGGGGTGTACGAGTCAACCAAAACTCATAAGATTCTTGACATCGATGTTAAATCTTATTATCCAAACCTTTTTATTCAGAACAGACTGCATCCTAGGCAGATGGATCAAGATGTTTTCGTCAACGTATACAATGACATTTTCAACGAAAGAGTCAAGGCACAGGTTGACGGAGACAAGTTAACTTCCGATGCGTTGAAACTTGCATTGAATGGTGTATTCGGTAAGACAGGATCGGATGTATCGTGTTTCTATGACCCATTTGTTTTCTTTGCTGTAACGGTTAATGGTCAGCTTCTTATTACTATGTTGGTCGAAGCTCTTGTGGAAGCCGGAGCATCTTTATTACAAGTTAATACCGATGGTGTGACTATCAGTATGCCATGGAATCAAGAAGGTCATATTCTATCTGTGTGCAAAAAGTGGGAGCAGGACACTAAATTAACACTAGAGTACGCTGAGTACAGCAAAATGATTATCCGGGATGTAAATAATTATATTGCTGTATCTACTAGCGGAAAGGTAAAAGAAAAGGGGGCCTTTGAAACAAAGAAGGATTGGCATAAGGATAATACATTCATGATTATTCCATTGGCTGTGAGGGAATACTTTGTTAACGGAACTCCGGTAGAAAAAACAATCCGGGAGCACAAAAATATATTGGACTTCTGCGGAAGATACAAAGCTACGCCTGGATGGTCGGTAGATTTTGTGTATCTGGATGGGACTCAGGAAAAGAGAATTAACTTTGGAAAAATATACCGATATTTGCCTGTTAAATCCGGAGGCACTTCGTTAAAGGTAAACAAGGATGGCAGAGAGCATCATCTGTGCGAAGGATTTCAGACCATGCCATTTAATCGGATAACCGATTTTGATTGGAATAATTTAAACTTCACCTTTTTTGAATTAGAATGTCAGAAATTGATCCAGACTATACAGCCAACCCAGCTTTCTCTACTGTAATTCTAAACATTCCACCTCACGGAATTGATTTGAGGGTTATCCTCCGGGCTCTCCGATATGAATTGCTGCATACAAAATTGGCTTTCAGTTACGATGTAAAGCATCGATATCAGATCGTTATACCTACGCTCAAAAAAAGGTTTAAAACACGATACAGGGATGGCTATATTGAAATTAGAACAACCACTCGTATGGTACGCATACCAGCAGAAATTTCAGAGCAAGGGGTCTCAGATAGAACCATTGATTTAATGTGTGCCTATCTAGAGCTGTGGAAGATAAATTATAGTTTATGACCGTTCTATACGTACTTTTTTCCAAACTCGTACGTACCGACCACCTTGATATTCTAGAACCGGAATCTCCTTAGTGTCTTGAACCTGAGGAGCTTTCTTTTGAAACTTCTTAACAATATTCTTGTGCATAATCTCACAAGCTACCATGGCATCAGCAATATCCGTATTGTCAACGATATAATTTTTAAGATCCTGTATCATATCTAAAAACCATATATCTTCGGTATATACTTTTAGGTAATCTATTAGATAGGAATTGCCTCTCTCAGCCGTGATATCGTTTTTATAATAGCCAACAGAATCATCATCCTTCCAGAATCCTTTGCCCAGGAAGATAGGTTTCTTTGCTAGTAGATGTATCTTACCGGCATCCTTGTATTTCTGCTTAACTACACCTCCCCGGTTAATCTCTATCATGGCTACTGCATTATTGTAGTACTCCTGCATCAGAATCATATTGTTTACAATCTGATCCGGATCTGAGTCCCTTTCAGTATAGTATGCTACATACCTGTTGGTATCGATATCTTTAATTACTATACACTGTTTAGAACCATCTCCCATATTCTTTGAGTTAAATGGGATGGGGTCAATCCCGGCAATGTAAGTGTGGTCTGGATGGGGATTCTCAAGGAAGTGCATTGCACTAGTTGAATCGGCCTTTTTAATTATCTCCCCGGAGTAATCTCTCAGCAGATAAGATCTGTCAATCGGGGGCCGGGACGATAAGATAATTCTCTCTTGGGTGTCCAATTTATCCATGATAACTTTGGGGAAAGCACCATGACCACTGACTGAGAAAACTTCTTGAATCTCAAGGGGGTACTGTTTGATAAAAGAGTTCAGATAACTTTTATCTTCTAATTTATCCAGTGTCTCCCGGGTCTTCATTATCCATTCTGTAGCAGCTTTCTCATCGCTGTAACCGTTTGGGCAGAAATTCAGAATGCGTCCGGTCTCCTTGCCATTCTCATCGAGCTCCGGAGCTTCCATGATCCCTTGATTGCCAGGAAGAAAGATAGTAAGAATTTTGAGAGCCTCAGCATTATCCCACAATGTCTTAGCCAATTTCTGCCCGATAGATGTAGCTTCACCGGCACTACCACCAATTACAATCGGAGCTACCTTTATAAAGCCGGATTTAGTACTAGCCTGAGCTGATTTGTAAACCTGGTCAGCTTTGGGATGCAGCATACACTCGTCAATGAAAATATGCATAGCACGATATGCCTCAAACGCTGTAGGAGTATCGACAGTTTCCTTTGTGATAATTTGGGAGTCTAGACCGGTAACAGAACCTGTCTTGGTATCTCTTCTGCCGAGGTGCAGATAGCCTTCCTGTCGAGTCGATACGATACCGGGCTTGGCATACTCATCGAACTCGTCATAAACTACACGAGTCTTATCTTTAAATAAAGCGGTCAGACGCTGTTTGTCAGCAGAAGTAATCAGAGAAGTAGAACCCGGATTAGTCATGGCAACCCACAGGGGTATAATGCCACCAAACACAAAAGATAAGCCGACTTCTCGCCTCTTGGTTACAAACAAATCATGGTTGGTTCTACGGGCTTCCATGTAGCCTTCGTAAATCAGCTCGTCTATATCACGCCAAACCGGTCTCTTTTTGAAACCTCTAGCATCTTTTACAAAGCCTTGAGTCAGAGCAAAGTAATGAGGTCCGGTCAGTCCGAAACGACCATTAATCCAATGTTCACGTTCTTGTGCCCACCACTTATCCTTCTCAGATTTGGTTGCGTTGGGGTTCAGACCATGCTTGGCAAACCATTCATCATATACAAATTTGCTCTTCTTCATTTACGACTTTTAACCCTGTCCAGGAAGGAAGCATCATCATCATCTTTCTGTTCCTCCGGGTATGCTTCTAGCTTAGCGAGTTTCAGACTCTTATTAATTTTATCTCCTGCCTGGAGCAGTTGAAACAGACCTTTCTGATAAGCATCATCCAGGTCCAAACTCTTATCCTTAACCGAGTCCATTAGCTGTTTTGAGGCTGAGACCAAAGTGGCATAGAAATCCTTAGCCGGATCAAAGTCTTGTAACTTCAATCTTTCGATAGCGTCTTCCTCGCTGAGCTTATTTACTCTTAGGAACTCCGAGAGTTTTTCTAAGTTCGCTGATTCTTCTTTTTTGTTCTTCAATTTCTTTCTGAGCTTTGTTTGCCTCGATAGGATTATCAATGGCGGTGTAATACTCCCACCATGACATTAACTTCTGAAGTTTGATAACTTCTTCTTCGATTACTTGTTTATTGCTTTTAGCCATTGTTGTAAGTCAAAATTAATTAAGTCTCCTTCTTCCACACTGTGACCAAGGGACTGATAAAATCGTACCAAATTTGATAGTGTCAACAGTTGGTCTGATGTTGCCGTATTGCAGATCCGGTATTCCTCGTCCACACCACCAATCAGGGCAATGTGTATCTCTGAGGCCGAAGGAATAAGAACGTGCATATAGCCTTGCTCGGTAATACAATGTGTGAAGATGGGTGTTCTTCCCAGACC